ATCTTGCTGCACTCATTTGAATTCCTCCTTCCGGAGGCCGCATTTCTTCGCACTTATTACAAAGCTGTAATTTGTGCACCGGCTGCTTGCTCCCCAACTGCAAGTGTTGCTTTGTGAAGCTCATCTTCCATCCTCTTTCTTAAAAACTCCTCATAATCACCTTGGTACTTCTTCACCCCGAAGTGATCGCACGTGTAGGCCACATCAACAAAGATCTTGAACCCCGCATCGGTCAGCTTCTTGCAAAGCTGCACATCCTCCGAAATCAGCCCGCCATCAATGATCTGCAGATCACAGATCAAGCGCCGAGGCTTGTCCTCAAAGTAGGGTGTCGATTGCTCCCAAACAGCCGTCATGGCCGCACGAGAAAGGCGCAAGAATCCAGTGCCAATGCACTCGACCTCTAGCAGGTTTACATATGGGTTCCAGTTGTGTTTCCAAGGGTCCTCAGGGCGCAAGTTATAGCGCTCCTCGTCCACCTTCATCGGAACAGGGACACCCACCACGTCCACCGGATGGTCAATCAAATCAAAGAAAGCCTGTGCATCAAAGGATTGGTCCGAATCGATGAAAACAATATCGTCCACCCCCGCGTCATAAGCTTCCCCAAACAGATTGCTTCTAGCCTTCTGCAGCAGCGCCTCATTCATCCAGAAATTAAGATTCAATTCCAGATCAGGCCTTTCCACCGCTGCGCGCTGAAAGATCACAGCCATCGTGACCGCAAAGTCACAAACAACCTTGCCGTCATAAGACGGGCAAAGAATAGCTACCTTGCGCTTAATCGGGCTCACGTTTTCATATTCCTAATGTAGGCAGCAAAACTCCCTATGGTGTCTGGCCCAAAAGCTTTCATCTTCTCAATCTCCTTGGCCACCTCTTCAAGGACCAAGTTACGCTGTGAGGACAAGACCCAAGGATCTTCCTTAAGCTGCTCAATGACCATCTGGCGCTTGCGCCATCCCATGGCCTTCTCCCAAATACTTAGTTCTTTCATGATTTTTCCTCTATGTTGTAAAACCAATCGTCGCCCGCGGACCACTTACGCGTGCCGTCCACTGTCCACAATCTCTGCGCAGCTTGGAAGTCAGGAAACTTTGTCTCAGCAGGAATCAGACTCTGGTCATACCAGAGGCACCGGTTGTTGGGCTGACAGGCAAACTGACCGTTGTCCAAGGCCATGAAATTAAAGCTTTTATGCTCCTCGGCCTGCTCTGTGAACCCCGTGTCCAATTCCATCCCGTCAGCACAAAAGTCCACAGTGAACATGTAGCGCCCGTAATGCCATTCCTTATCCTTGCCAAGGAACTTCACGCCAAGGTTACGCAGGCCAATCTTTTCCACAATGGTGAACTGATAGCCCATGCAATCCCACAACTGCAAAGTATCTATCGGCAGATTGCCGGTGTACTTCTCTTGCCACACGTATGCATGGATTGGCAGTTTGTCGTACAGCGCCCCGTAGTTGGGCAGCAGGGATTCAATCCTGAATACCTGACCGCGCAGCGCTTTGAGACTGACCCAGATGGCCGGCTCCAACTCGCCATGGCCCTTGTGATCGTTGTACAGAAACTCACGCTTCACAAAACACTTCATCGGCGGCAGTGATGCGACGATATAACTCATTTGTACTCCTTAAAAAACCATTTCCATCTGCGTTTCTTGGCAATCAAAACAAGACAGTTCTTGGCATACTTTTCAACCGATATACCTATCTTCTTTGCAAGCGCTACTTCAGTGGGAGTCAGGGTGATCTTGCCTACCCTGTCCTCGTTCCTTACCTTTCGGACGTACATCAGTCTTTCTCCTCATACTTGTTGCACTCTTCCAACCAAATAGGGTCAAAGTTCCACGGCCAATGGAACCAACCCTTCTGCGCAGCACGAGCATTGCCAGAAATCAAAGCTTTTGTCTCCAAGCATTGGATGTGATGGGTCATGGGTAAAGGATCGCGGTTCACGCATTTGTGGCAGTTGGGTTTCCACGGCTGCTCAATCTTTTGAATATCCTCTGGTGTGTGTTCACGCCTCATACTCGTCCTTTATCTTTTGCCGATCAATCATGGCTTGCATAGGATCTTTGTCACCCATCAGCACTTCAAGCAGCAGCCGATCAATGGCCTTCAAATGCTTTTCCAATGCAAAATTTTTATTGACCATTTCTTCGCAGGCGGCAACATATGGCCGCAGGATCTCTAATTCCCTTTGTTCAGTCATATTGCACTCCTCATCTCTTCAAAATAAACAGGCGCATCCTGCTCAATCCGAAAAATCACATCCGGATGCAAAACCCCGCTCAAGTCCACATTGCTGTTAGGCAAGAACACAGAAATTAGCGTCCAAACCTCCGGATAGTCCGGCTCCAACTTCAGGCCAGACATGGGCTCCACCGACCCAACCTCTGCCGGCTCATACTCAAAGAAACATTTGAGCGCTAAACCCAACTCATCACATTCATACAAAAATTCGTATTGATTGTTCACTTGTTACCCCACAGTCAAAATTATTAAAAAAGCCACAATCAACGATCCCAACGTCACAGGCCACAAGGGCACAGGACGATGGATCGAGGACCATCCCATCAAAGCCGCCTGAACAAGCTCCTCCGATTGAGTCATCTCCGCAGGCTTGGGCTGATACAACAAACCAATCTGCACCTTCCCAGTGTTGTATGGCGTTGCACGCCCGTCTGTGCTCTTTACAGGCACGTAGTTGTCAGCATTAGTGATCATAAGAAGCTCCCATATCTTTCTTGGCCTTCATCGCATCGCTGTATGCGTGCTCAAAACCCTCCAAAAACTTGTCCAGAGGTACACTCAATTCTGCTGTCAAAATGGCTGAGGAGACAAGGCACGCGAACCACGCCTCCGAGGGTTTGGCAAAAGTAGTTGCGCAAAAGTTAAGCAAAGTCTGCGCATTGTCCATGATTTGTCCAATGTCTTTATCCGTATCGTCCGGCTTTTTAGTCATGTCACTATCCTTTCTGTGTTAATGAAGTTGTCCGTCTTTTTATCTAAGTGGACAGGGTTATTATCATGCTTTTATCTAGTTAGGTCAATTACTTGGAATGTACTAAATCGTAGGGGTTTTCCCTTGGTTTTGGGTTTGTAGTGTGATGTTTTATTGTACTGGGTGGATATACAGTGTGTTTTGGGTGAGGGATGTTGGACCGCGGACCGAGGGCAAAAAGGGGCGAAAATGGGCCAAAAAGTAATACTAAGGTTTAGGTGCTATAGACCTTTTAGGGGTAAGGTATGTTTTTTTTTTTATTTTTGTGAGATTTGGCGTAATAGACGTAATGGTGTAAGAACTGAATGAAATCAATACGTTACGAGCATTCGGCAAATTACGTCTGGAGATTCAATGTAATATTTTCAGGGGAGCTCCGCGAGATGAATTCTGAAAAAATAAAAACACACTACACCCTCCAAAAGTTCTATAGGGAGCCCTGATTGCTTTTGTTGGTTGACTCTTGGGGCGACACTCGATATACTCGTGGTAGTTCTTTTACGGGAGTTAATGATGGTACACATTGATCAGGGAATAGCCCTGCCAACCAATCGATCCAAATATCCTTTTGGGGAAATGGAAGCGGGCGACAGCATCCTGTTTGGCGTGCGCAAGCAAGCTGAAAGCTGCAGAGTGGCTGCCCTTCGTTTCACACGAGTGCATCAGCCCAAATGGGTGTTCACGCTGCGCAAGGTGGACAATGGTTGGCGCTTGTGGAGAATCAGCTAATGGCCAAGAAAGACGTCTACAACGTTCCACCGGTTATGCCGGACAAAGCGCGCAAGCGCATGACCACAGAAGTGGCCCCGCTGCGGCAGCAGCGCAGGAAGCTCACGCCTAAGGAATGGACCTTTGTTACCGAGCTTGTGAGTGGCGATGGACGGGTGACCATGAAAGAGGCTGCCATAAGGGCCGGATACAAGGCCACCAGCGCTTCTGTGATGGCATGGAAGCTTACCCACCCCGATATCAATCCGCACGTTGTAGCGGCCATTCAGGCCTATCGTGCTGAATTGGCTTCCAAGTACAACACGTCTTATGAGCGCCATATGCGCGATTTGCAGGTCATTCGCGATAAAGCTTTGGATGCCGGTGCATTTGCTGCAGCCGTCCAAGCACAGTATCGTAGGGGCCAAGCCTTGGGAACGATCTATGTGGAGCGCAAAGAGATCCGCCATGGCACGATTGACAGCATGAGCAAGGAAGAGGTGCAGCGTAAGCTTGACGAGCTTAAAAAGCTGTATGGTGGCCCACCACCTACCGCCTTGATCGATGCGGACACCGGAGTGGTGATTGAAAGTGCAGCACGTGAAAAAGATCCTGAATTCGATGCCGGAGTGGAGCAGCCTCCGCTTGACATCTTTGAGCGAGATTTGGGGGGATCAGATGACACCTGAAGCTAGGTTTTCGGCTAGGGTGAAAGCCGGCCTTGTCAACTGCAGCATTGAACGCATTGAGAATCGCGTCAACCTTGGCATTCCTGACATGTTGGTGGGTGTCGGGGAATACTTTGTTTTGATGGAATTGAAAGTGGTGGCCAAGGGGTTGAAAGTTGGGCTGCGTCCCCATCAAATTGCTTTCATGACTCGGCATGCTGCCAAGGACAGGCCTTGCTTCATTCTTGTTCTTGACATGGGTAATACACTACGCCCCTCGACCATTCGTTTGTACCATGGTGGAGATGCTATGAAATTGGCTGCAGAGGGCATAAAGCTTGAGCCCTTCAAATGTTGGCCATCGCGTGGCATGCCATGGGTGGAACTAGAGGAAACCCTAGGTTTAGTAAAATAAATGTAAAAAAGTGTTGCAAGGTACAAAAACTTTGCTATACTGGCGATGCCGGTGCTTGATCCGGTGCTTAGAAAGGATAGAGAGATGAGACCAGTAGATGACGCTCTAACTCGAATTGACCGCATGTGGGAGATTAAGCAGTTGGAAGAAAATGAATTGAAATTTAGAAAGGATAGAGAAATGAAAACCTACAAAGTGATTGCAGCATCCACAAGCTACGTTTATTGCTTGGTCCAAGCAGAAGACGAGCAGCAAGCATGGGATAAAGCGCGTGAAATCGACGGTGGTGATTTTGATGACGCGGGCTATGGCAGTTGGATTATCGACAGCGTTGACGAGGTGACCAAATGAAAGAATTATTAAAAGACATTGAAATGGGTTTGGTGCTTGCGGCGTATTACATTGAAGACCATTGCGGTGATCCAAATGAGCAATACGAAATAGATTGTAAAACCTTAGAAGAAGCACAGGCAGCATTTAAAAAATTACAGGAGATTGCAAAATGAAAAATTTGTCTTTTGATGATGTGGCTTTTCTTGACGTTTATCAGCATGCCGTTGCTGTTGCTTCGCGTGCTGATGTGGTTCGCTTTTTATCTGCTGATCCGGACGAGCGCAGCAGTCGCGAATTTTGCGATTCGATGGACGATGTTTATTCGTCGATTGCTGATGCGCATGAGGTTTGGTTTTGCGCTTTGAAGCATGCCCGAACAAATAAGGGTATGACAGTTGGCAAGTTGTCGGCTGCGCTCGCTAATTTGCCGCGAGATTTGCCCGTTTTGATTTGGGATGCCGGCACCCGTTTGGGAATTGCGCATATTGACGATAGCTTTATTGAAGACGAATACCCGCGCCTTGAGTTGAACACCGACCGCGACGATTAACTTAGAAAGAATAGAAAATGCCAATTTACAAATATGACGTGTGCTTTCCCAATTCCCAGAGCGTTGTTCGCACCTTCCCTTCCCTTGTTCGCGCTCGCGATTTTATGCGCGTGATGTCGGCCGATGATCTGCCTTTTTTGGTTATGCCATGGGATGAAAACAGCATGCCCTTAATTGTGCGACGCGTGAAAACCCCTAGAAAATATCACACACAAAAGGCCGTTAAAGTTGATATACTAGGCCCCTCACAACAGAAAGGATAGAGAGATGTTAAAAACAGTCAAAATCAGCGCCAATAGCAAAACCGGCCCAATAGCTGTTACTTATCGCAGCGGAGAGCACGAGACATATGGCACGTGCCCAACTAGCTGCAGCCTTCACCCCAAAAGTGAAACCGGCACATCACAAATAGACAGCGAATATTTACAGGCCGTTTTCGACAGCGTCCCGCGTGGTGGTCAAGCTTGGACATATTCGCATTTTGCGGCCGAGGCGCTCCCGCTCCCTCAGCCAAATAAAACAGTGATAAACGCAAGCTGCGATACAACGGCCGAAGCAGTGCGCGCCGTAGAATTAGGCCGGCCCGCTGTGTATGCTGCGCCCTTGGAAACAGCGGACCAGTGGCCACAAAAAATTCACAATGTGACGTTCGCGCGCTGCCCTGCAGAGTTGGCCGACAATTTTAGTTGTCAGCAGTGCGGCGGCGGCCGGCCATTGTGTGCACGTGGTGCGCGTGATTTTGTTGTTGTTTTTGTTGCGCATGGCACCGGTAAGAAAAAAGTGGGAACTGATGCGGCC